GTCGGTGCCTGATCTTTCTAAAACCCTAGCTACTTCAGGGTTGTCTTTTAAATACTTTTGGAACTTTTCTAAACGTCCTGGCTGTTCAGTAGCAAGCACTGATTCTCCCATGGGGATTTCTACTTGTGCTTTAGGGCCGGTAGCTTCTGTCTGGAAAGCATCTAAGCCTACTTTTTCAACGATCATTCGATCGCTAGGAGATAACTGCTCAAATTCGTTAATAGTTACTGGGGAATTTAGAGCTACACCTTGAGGATCTGTTGGTACTGCGTCACTAACGACTTCTGCTGCCTCTGTGCCACCACTCTTAAAAGCATCCGCGATATTACTACCAACATTACCTATTCCTTCTACAGCAGAAGAACCAAGATTTGCGAGAAACTCAGCTAACCCACCAATAAACGCTTCTTTAGGCATTTCTTGTAACGGCGCGTCGACACGTTTACGGTATTCTTCGTTAAGTGCATTAACTAATCGTTCACCGCCGATATTACCGATACCTGTATTAGCGCCATACGTTGCGTATTTATTAAGAATATCCATCGTAACGTCGCGAGGTAGCCCAATATCTTCGCCTTGCTCCATGAATTTCGTAGCGTTAGATTCTGGGTTCATCATCGAAGTAATCAACGAAGAACTTTGTTCGTCATCGAAAAGTCGTGTCATGATTTTTTCTTCTTAGCTGGCTTTTTCTTTTCTGTTTTCTTAGCAGCTTTACCGCCTTTCATAATATCTTTATCGACAGTAGCAGCTTTACCACCTGTTAAAACAGAATTTACACGAGCCATAGCCCATTGGTGCTGTGAAGTTCCAGGACGGTGCCCTGTTTTATACGCAGCTAACCCACGTCTATAAACGCGAGCAAGTTGACCAGCGGTTACTTTTTTGCCTTTTTTACGAGCAGCTTCCGCTTTATTAGATAGAGCTTTTTTAGTTTTATCTGAAAGACTCATGACTTCGTGCCAAACCTCTCTTTAAACCTGCGAGTATATTTAGACTCAATGGTTTTCCTACGCTTACCTTTTTTCTTATCAGTAGAAAATTTATAAGCTGAAGGATCGTCCATCGCCTTCTTTTTATTCCTAGCTATTTCTTTCTTGCGCTTTTTCTTTTCTTCCGCAGAAAGCCCAGCTAAGTATTTCGCAGGGACTTTAGGTTTTTTCTTCGTCTTTTTCATGACTATAACGCCACTACGATATTACCATTCGTAACAACTTGGACTGTGCCCACGCTCCCTGTTGCACTCAGTCCTGACGTACTTGGGGTCGATAGATTCTCCCAAATATTGCCCAAATATACTTGAAGAACGCCTTCGGTAGTATTCCAAATAATATCCCCATCAGCAAATTGTCTTTGATCCCGCTCTGGGCTTGTAAACTGTGGGGTCGCACTAGGGTCGAAAGCATCTAAACTTAACTCTAGTATCCTAACAAATCTGTTAAAAGTTTGCGCATCTACTAGCCGCGAATAATACGGATTAAGTAAAGGCAATCTGCCCTGCAGCAGTTTTGCCATTATCGTCTACCGTTAGGCTGTAAATCTAAACGTGTTGCACCTATAACAAACCCAACCCCTAATCGTGCTCCCGTATCCGCATCATCATCTGATTCGAACCGTACTGCGGCTTGCCTAGCCCTTGCACGAGTATCAATTTTCGTCGTAGACGCTGTAAACGCAGTCGTTTGATCAGTCGTTAGACTTTGTCCTGGAAAATCTCTAGCTTTTAAAACGACGTTTAATGTCTGTGTAGAACCACTATCCCCTGTAAATTTAACATCAGGAATAAATCTACGAATAAATTGAAACTCTTCGCCATCTCCGATATCGAAATCCGCACTTTCAATAAACACATTATCCATCGGGACACCATCATCGTCGTGCCCTGTTTCATGTGAATAAATATAATTATTACCATCAGCATACCCTGCAGCTCTCGGGAAAGCGACGATACCTTCGTCTAACCAAGCTGTTCTAGATAACTCTCCTATAGCCCATGTTTGTTCTACATAATTAAACACTACATATTTACTAACCGTGAGGCTATCAGCAGCACAGTAAAACCAACCGACTTCATTAAATTGTTTATTTAAAAATCCAAAAACTTGAAATGCTTGTTCTGAATTAAGATCGTCGAATACAAAACTATGGACACTACAAGGTAAAGGAACTACTGACCCGTTATAAGTGTAAAAACCTTTTTTATCCATCCAATAAACGCCAGTAGGCGAATTAATCGCAGCGTTAGGCCCAATCAAACTAACGCCTTCGTTTACTAGCGTTAGCCCGAAAGTATTCGGTGGGCCAATAAATTGCAAACTATATAAAGCTGCATCTGTCCAAACTAATGTTTCTTGTCTAGCTCGTAACCCGCCGATAATTTCTGAACCTGCAGAACAACGAAGAGACCCTGCGGTATTAGTAGCTCGAGGTTCAAAATCTAAGGGGTTTTCTTGATCCGAAAACGCTATTAATAAAGGATCTATAGCTCCTGAACGAACAGACCCATCCATAGGATCTGCACCTAATACAATAACGTGTCTATCAATATCAGAAACTAAAACTTGTAACCCGAGCGTCGGAACTTGATTAGCGTTAGCAATACTTGATAAAGCTACGGCTCTTTGACTTGAGGAAGAAAAATCCCAGAAGAAAACGCCTCCTGCTCTAACATTAGCGATTAAATCCTCACCAAAATTATCAATAGACCATAGTCGTAATTGATTATTAGCGGCTAACGAACTGGTAGATCCCCACGTACCTGACCCCCAAGCCCCAGCACTCCAACCTGTGCCGGAGATAAATACATCTAAGCCGACGCTAATTTGATAAGCCCCAATCGTAGAGCTACCTCCGTTACCAGTATCAGATGAATTGGCTGTAACCGTAACGCCGTCCGTATCTTTTGCTGTAATTGTAAATGCGTTAGCGGAAGTCACAGCAGTAACTTGATATTCTTGATTTAAAACAGCCGCAGTAATATTGCCGCCCAAAGAAGCAGCGCCAGAAAAAGTAACGAAATCGTTTAAATCTGCGCCATGAGCAGTATCTGTAACAGTAATGGTTGAAGAGCCATCTGACGCAGAAAAAGTAACATCTCCCGCACCTGTTGTGGATCTAATAGGAGTAATGTCGTTATAATTATCTCCTTCTTGCCAATACAATTTAAAAGTTGTACCTATCGCAAAAATACGAGTACCGTTTAATGTAACGTATGCGTGGAGTTTTCTGCCTTTTCCCTGGATAGATGAAGTAAGATATTTTACCCAACCACCTATTTTTTCTGGTAATCCTTTACGGAATCGAACTAAATTAGCATCAAACCAACCGCCTTCGGCGGTGTAGTCTGTCCCTTCTTTATTTATTCCAGGATTAAAAATAAACTTTTGTAAAGCCATTACTGATACTCACCTGTGCGGATCATTTCAGTCACTCTAACAGCCCGATTGCCTACCTGAGAAGCCCATCGACTATCCATAAATTCATCAGCAGCTATATCAAACTGCTCACGAGACATGGCTTCGAGGGCTTTTACAAATCCACGCAATCTGGTCAGACCAAGATTAAAACAAATATCGATCATTGCGTCTTGACGTGCTTCGTTAATACCGTTAAACCAAAAGTATGTATCTGCAAGCTCGTTTTTTACTCGCGCTATATCGTTCGCTAGTAAATATTCAATTTCATCGTCAGACAGTCCTAAACCTGACTCTGCGATATTTCTACCCACGCCTATCGTTTCGTAGCCTGCACTACACATATATACTTTAGATCGTACACCTTCGTGTAACTTTAGCATCTCGATTAGCTGAGTCATTACTTTTCCCGAGCTACCTGATTGACCTTCTCGTAGCTTCTCATACCGCCGAGACCCAACATCCCCATCAGAACTGGCACAAGAAGTGTTGTATCTACCACTGGCACATCCATCCAGATGCCCAGTACGTTGGCAATAATAGTGTTGTACAACAGCCCTACCGCACAGATCCAGCCGATGGCAGGTCGCCACCCAGCTACAAATAACGACTTATGTGCAGCTTCCATCTTGTTGATTTCTAGTTGGCCTTTGAGAGCCTCTTGAGCGTGACGCTCTGACATGGTGGCAATCTCATGTGCCAACACATTCTTCTGATCCTTGTCTTCTATGAACTTGTCCAGCAGTCCTGTGACCGGCCCAACGAGTGATGCAACAATACTCATAATTTATTTCCTATTTGACCATGCTTGTGCGCCAAAAAACGCAGCTAGGATGCCTGCAACGGATACAAAGTAGACTGCCGCCATATCGCCTAAGATAGAGGCAGCTTGATTCATCCCGAAGAACTCACTGACAACAACAAGCGATGGATAAAGCAGCATCCCCCAGAGAGCGAACCATGACATGGCACGTTGAGCATCTGCTCGTTCATGCCGCAAGCGTAGCTCCTGCAACTCTTTGCTCGTCTGTAGCTCTTCGTCAGTAACAATGCCATCACCATCCGCATCGTAGTTAGCGTACTCGCTGTTTGGCTCTAACTTTTTTGCTGCCATATCAGTCCCAGAACTTCGCATTAGGGTTTGCGTATTTGGGCACACAGTACGCCGTCACGTTTTGCTGTGACGATATTCGATTGTTTTGCACCATTTTGTACTGACCAGATTCGATCATGTGGGCAAAGAAGTTACAGCGATCAATCG